GGCGTGTTCTTGTGGCCAATGTGCGGCCGCAGTTCAATATTGATTTCCACGCTTACGCCTCCGCAGTCCAGGTCGGTCCAGTGTTGCCGTCGAACTGAAAGGTAATCTGCCCCTGCTGCATCGTGTTCGTTTGCATGGCGGGATAGACGACGCCCGTGATAATTCCGGTTCCGGCAAGATTGGCAGCAGTAACACCACCGCCACCAGGGGCAAGCGGCCACGTAATCGTGATCGTCTCCGGCGTTGTGCCGAGCGCCGGCAGACCGGTTGCCGACTCGAACGCAACGTCAAGCGTCACCTGTCCAAGCTCGCTGACATCGCCCGCCATGTACTCACGCTCTCCGCTGGTGCCGAGGTACGTGATATCTACGGGCGGCCGAGTCAGCGAAAGATTGGTCGGAATGCCGACAAGCTTTCCGCTCCAACTCGTCGTACCGAAAGTCACCGTTGCACCATGGCCCGTGTCCCGTTTTGCTGTCACTGGCATATCATCTCTCCTATCGATTAGTCCCCGTCCGCATACCAAATCACGTACGCTGTCCTGGCCCAATACTCGTATTGGTCGCTGCCATCAATCGGCGCATCCGCTCCGCAGTCGCGGTCGGCATCGCCAATATACACTTCCGTCACCGCCGTCGATCCCATCGTTTTATTGCCGCCACGCAATGCGTCATAGATGGCTTCGTCCAGCGTATCCGCTGCCGCTCGGCTTGTCGCTAGCGACATGATTTCATAGCGGGCTTGGCTTAGTCCTAACGCTCCGCTGATGCCAGTCATCGGCCCGCCGCTAACTTTGCGATACATGACGCATGGCCTAGTAGCGCCTTCTTTGATTGCATCCGGGTAGATGCGGCACGCCGAGCCACTGCCAACCAAGCTGGTGACGGTGGATTGCGTCTTCAAGTATGTCAGCAGGTCGGCGTTCAATGCCATGATTTAGCTCTTTGCCGCTATATTAGCTGCCTTCTTCGCAGCCCTTGCTTCACTGCGAGCAAACGCTTCCGCAAACTGCTTTAGCTCCTCGATAATTTCTCGTTGAACGCGTTCCTTGTTGGCTTGCCAAGTGTTCATTACGAACGGTCGGCCGTGAATGTACTGGCCACGTTTGCCTTGCCCAGTTTTAGCCGCGTTGTTCGAGTAGGTGCGTTGATAGAAAAACTTCTTCGACAAATTGCGAAGTTGCGATTGGGAGAAGTAGGTGCCAGCAACAAACTTTGGCTCGCCCCAACGATTGCTGCCGCGTTGCTTCCACCGTGTTTGCTGTAGCTTGACGCCCGTCAATCGCTTGGCGGCTCGCTGACGTCCACCGCTTCGCGAGAATGTACCGCCCGTCGTGTGATGGAATCCAAACTCGACCAAATGCGAATGCCTTCCGACCTTCCGCTTGATCGGACCAGCAACGCCAACAATCGTTTCGCCGCCGTTGTACTTCCTCAAAACATTGCTGATGCCTTGCGACAACCGCATTCTAGCGGCACGCTCGCCACGTAGCGGAGTGTATTCGATGCCGCCGACACTCGATCCCTCCCGAGGCGTCTTGGCGGCCGATGCCGCCGCCAGCCGCTCCATTACGCGATTGATCGACGTCGATATCCGGCGGCCGCGCAGCAGGATCGGCAGCTTCGAAAGTATCGAGTCGGCTTCCGCAAATCCTTGAAATGCTTCCCGCTGCGTGGCTGCCATTACACAACAACCTCCGAACAGTCCAGCACAAGCTTTCGCACGCGGCCGCGATCCATGTCGAGCGGACGGACTGCCCGGACATTCAATATCGAGCCAGCGAACGTGCCATGCCTTACACGCAATCGCATCGTCGGGCTGATGTCCGGCAAGTATTGTAGTTCGACAACATGCGACGCCAAAGCCTCGATGCCACGCCCGCGAAACGTCTCTGATCCGACAACGAGCGTAATGTCACATGGGACATCTTGGTACAAGTCGCGGCCCGTAAAGTCCGGCAGCGGATCGCCAGCGGCTTCGCTAGTTCGCTCGATGTCAATGCGGTCACGGAACAATCCAGGTCTCATGGATAGGTGCTCCGCATGTTGGCAACAACAAGCCGCTCATAGGTTAGCGGAACTTCGCTCGATATGGTCCCAATCACAATCGGCAATCGTTGCTCAGCCCAATGTCCGGCCAGTAGCAGGATGGCTTGTTTCCAACGCTGCGGTACCGCCGCCGCCGTTGCGTGTCCAGCCTGATACGTCACCGTCACCGCGTTACGTTGCGAGCGGATCGATGGCGTTGTCACGTTGTAGCCATACCACACAACCGGCGACCCGCGCCCTTTATCGAGCACGTAGTTGACACTCGCCCATGTTTGCGTCGTGCCTAGGGTGTCAACGTATTGAATCGAAACAACGGACGTCACCGGCCTAGCTGGAATGTGAATCCCGCCATCCGATGACGGCCATTGGTCAAGCTGAAATTGCCACCGGCTGTCGCAACAAATCACGCCGCAATCCGACTCCCATTGTTCCCGTGCGGCGACCAAGTAATTGGCAAGCTCTTGGTCGCTTCCGGTGAACGATGGCGCGTATTGCAAATGGGCTTTCAACTCCGCAACCGTCACCGGTTCAAAGGTGGCGGCTACGGTGTTGATTGGCGTGATGGCATTGCGCTCGACAGCCATGGCTTACTTTCGCAGAATGTCGCCGAACCCGCGTTCCGTAGCGGTAACACCAACATCGCCGGCCCGGCTCAGCAAAGCGAACGCGGCAAGGTAGGTGCCTGCCGAACCGTCGCCGGCAGTGGCCACTAAATCGATGTAACGCTTCCGGCCCCGCAAGTCCACCTCGAATACGAAACATTTGTTGTCGTCCGTGGCACTCGGCAAAGCCGACGTCGAGCCAGCCACATTGCTGCTCGTGCCGTACACCAGCCCCGTGATGTCAGCCGCACCGCTCATGCCGCTGTCGTCGCTCTCTTGCAGCTTCAAAGCGGTCATAGCGATGTCGGTGGCGCCGAGGTAGGCGAACACGCGAAGATAAGCGAATCCTTTCGTGTCAACAGCCGTGGTCGTATAGCTGGAATTGTCGACAATCGCCGCAGGCGGCGTAATGCTCACGAACTTGTCATGCTGTGCAGAATTCATTTTGGTTCCTTTGAATGATATGCGGAAAGCGGCTAGCGGTTGCTAGCCGCGAAAATGTCAATTGCCATTAGCTGCCCGGAGTGGACAGCATCACGATGGCGCCGGAAACGCTGGCAGTGCCCGCGTCATGCACCTTGATGTCGAACCGCTCGGTGCCGAGCACGGCAATTTGCTGCGTCGTGAACGCAACCTCTCGGCTCATGTCCATCGTCACCCCGCGACGGTCGCCGAAGTCGACGCCTTGGCGGATGTTGCCGAAGTACACAAGTCCGTCCGTGCTGGCTTGGTCGCCAACGGTGTTGTTCATGACTTCGGTGAACACCACCGGGTAGCCAAGGAACTGCACCTCGCTCGCGCCGGCCGCAAGCTCACGCGTGGTGTTGCCACCAGCGGCAGCCGCAAGGCGAAGCATCGACAACGCCCAGCCCGACCGATGGATGTACCACGAGGGCCCGCCATCGCGGAACGCGTACGACGGAAGCTTGGCGATCATGCCTTCGAAGTCTTCCAGGTCAAGCTTGGCGAAACCAAGATTGCCCGCGATGGCAGTGTATTTGCTGCCAGCCGCGAGCGATTCCTTGATGCCGACAATCCCATTGTAGGTCGACGCGCCAGTTCCATTGAACCCGCACTCGTCTTCCTTATTCGCAAACGCTAACGCGGCTTCCTCCATGATCAGATTGCCGATACTCAACGCGGCGTCCTCGTCCAAGTCGCGGCTGTAGTAGGTCAGCACGCCGAACTTCTTGGCGACGAGTTGAATCTGATCGACCGTCATCGTCGTCTCGGTGGGAGCCGAGATTTCACCGATCGCGTACGCGGTGAGTCCTCCCGTTCGTCGCGGGTAACTCTTGGTGTCACGCGACATCGGCACAGGTCGAGCAACGCGGCGAATCACGCCGTACTCGTTAACTAAGCGAATCAATGTCGCTTCGAACTCATGCGGCACCAGGAAGCCGCCTTCCGGGTCGCTGCCTTCGGTGTTGACGTTCTTGATGTCAAAGCCAATCGTGTCAGCGCACCATTGTTGCGATCGCTGATTGCCGCAAATGGCCATGACATAGCGGCCGAACGCGTAGGCTTGCTTCTCTTTGTCCGGTCCGTTGAACGCGGTGATGCGGCCACGGGCGAGCGCCCGAGCAGGCACTTTGACCCGCGAAAAGATGCTGGTCGAATCTTCGACGCCAGCCCGCTCATGATGCACGCCGCCCGGAATGCGACTGGCTGCCATTGCGGCGATCTCGTTTTCGAACGCTTCGGCCTGAGCCAATTGAGCCTTCAGATTGGCGACTTCGCCGCCCTTGCCGTCAACGCCAATCGCGGCATCGACATGGGCTTTCTCGTCGGCCGTGTATTCGCGGCTTTCCTTCTCGCACCGATCTTGCAACGCCGACACTTCGGCCAGCTTCGCCGCGATCGACTCGCGCAGCTTCTTCGATTTCATGCTTTGTCTCCCATTAAAAAACTGCCAGGGAGCCAACAAAAAAAGGCGTGACTCCTGGCGTATCGCAATGACACGCTTCGAGCCACGCCCGCTAAACAAGCTGCGTGATTCTATCGCCGCCAGCTAACCAGCCGGAAAGCGATGTCCCAACATACTACCACCCATCACCTATCCGTGGCAAGCTTGTGCCAACGCGATTCTGCGGGCTTGTGCGGCCAATGCGATTCGCGGCGACACGCTGCCAGCAACAGCCAGCAACTCCCGAGGCGTCTTGGCAAACATGCCATCTCGGACACACGCCTTGACGTTCAATGGCAATCCGATCGCGTCGGCAAACCCACGGCTAACGGCTTCCTCCGCCGTCATCCAGGTTTCCGCCGCCATCCATTCGCGAATGATTTCCGGCTCTTGCTTCGTGCGTGCGGCATACTGGCTAACAAGCTGATCGTCGATCTTGCGAAGTAGCTCAGCCCGCTTGTCATGATCGGCCGCGTTGCCGATCGTCGCTCCCCACGCGTTATGCACCATCACCATGGCGTTCGCCGCAATCTCAATGCGGCTGGCAGCCATCGCCACAAACGACGCGGCCGAGGCCGCCAACGCGTCGATCTGAACGGTTACTCCAGGAGCGTACGATGCCAACGCGGAATACATGGCTTGACCCTCGAACACGCTCCCGCCAGGAGAGTTAATGCGAACGCGTACCGGCTTTCCGGCAGCTTCGCGCAGTTGGTCGACCATCCACTTGCCATCGAGCAGCCCGTAGTATCCGGGTCCGATCTCGTCGTAAAGCATGATCTCTTTCATGTCATCCTCCCGCAATGATTGCGGATGCTAGTTGCCTTGAACGCTCTTGCCAACTGACAAGCTCAGCCCGAACAGCTTCGGACAAGCCGCTTTGCTCGACTCGCCCGGCAACGTCAAGCAGACGCCGCTTGGATTCGCTCACCCAGTCGGCGGCCAGTGTCATCGTGCCTTCGCAGTCGCGTACAGCGTCTTCGGTGCGGGATTGCCAACCCGCGTAGAACTCGTCGAGCCATCCGACAAAGTTGATTTCCTTGATGGCGGCCGCTTGCACTCTGGCCGCTTCCGTGTTTGCCATCATGCTTATTCTCCGTTCGACAATGCGGCCTAGCTTGCTCGCTAGCGCCGGCTGGTCTTCGTCGCGTTCGTCCTCCTCTTCTTCCATTTCGTTTTCGTCGTCCTCGACTTCCTCAGCCGGCGGTTGACCGCCCGCCGTGGTCGATGGGTTGTCATAGCTTTCGCCACCCGGATCAGTGCGGGCGTTCATGTCTTCAAGCTCACGCACCTCGTTCGCGTTCATGACGCCGATCTGGCGAGCGATTTGATACACCGCATAACGCTCTTGCGTTGTGCCGCGTAGCATGGCCTGCGTCACGAAGCGAAAGTACCACTGCTCCGAATTGAATTCGGCAGTGGTCAAAAGCTTACGTGCGCACTCCTGCTCCCATCGCGTGATCCAACGCATTAGGCAGTTGGTCAGATACGCTTGGGTTTTCATTTCGAGCGAGTTGTAGCTAACGCTCGAATCGTCGCCCAACATATGCTCGACTTGGAACAGTAGCCCGATGTTCTGCCGGCTAAACCGCTGACCTTCGATGGCTTGCGATTCGACGTTAGTCTGGCTGATGCTTTGGGCTTCGATGCCTTCCCGCAGCAACGCGACACGCTCGGCGTTGTCCGATCCAGCGTGTTTGGCGTTGAACGCGTCGATGAATTCTTGGGCCTTGCCTTCTTCGCGGAACACGCCCGGCGGAGCCTTCAGCAGGAATTTGACCCGCGCCCCGTTCTTCTCGCTTTTCACCGCTCGCCATTGCTGGGCAACGGCCAGACCCAATGCTTGCTTCGCGGCTTCAATCACGGAGATTCCGGCCAGCCCGTCATCGGACAGCCCAAGGATGTGTAGGCAATCGCTGTCGTCAATCTTGGCTTCTGGATCGTCAACGCGCACATGCCACTTGCGTTGTGGCGCCATCACGCCACCGATCTGCTGCGGCGGCTGAATGACAATTGTCCACTTGCTTGGCTGCATAATGACAAGCTCTTTCGGCTCGCCGCGACCATTGCGGATGATTGCCGCTCGGCCGTTGCCATGCAGCAAGGCATGATGCTGGATTGTCTCGCGGAACGCGGCCGCGCCCATTAGGTCGTTAGGCTGATGGCGTAATAGCCAATACGCTGGATGCTCCCTCGCGATGCGTGCGTCATCGTCATTGATCCGCTCATACAAGTTGAGCGGAAGCATACCGATGTGTCCTGCAATCTTGTTGATGCTGTACCAAGCGGCAGGCACTCCGCGCACCGTCGCGGCCGTGATTGGTACGCCGTACTCTTCGCCGTCATCGCCAACCAACGCTTTCTTCAGCCAGCGTTCTAGCGGACTGGAAAACGTAGCGGCTTTTGGGCTTGTCGATCGTTTCTTGGACATGTTGTTTCCTATACGACAAC